GAAATTATAATCTAAATTTTGTTTTAGATAATCATCTATATTGTTAACAACATCATACATCTTTTTACTTTCGTCAGATGTATTAACAACAAACAATTTTTTAAGTAATTTTTCAATAGATGTCGCTGTGAAATATTTATTTCTTTGTTCGTCTGTTGGTCTGTTACCTATTATAACGCCTGTATTTTCTTGTATGCCTTTTATCTTACCTGCTGAGATATAAGAAACTTTTAAGGGGTCGCTAATCGCCTGCCCTATATGTTTAAAAGTGTTAAATTCTTTATGTAGAGGAAGAAAAATTTTAAGATAATTTATTGAGTCTAAAATGATATTTTGCTTTTGTGCTTTCATTGGTTTGGGTTTTAGTTTAAAAGATTAAAAAATTTGTGTTATTGTTTCTAATATTATTACTCCCATTGCTAAAGAAGAAACGCCAACAAAAAGAGTAAATAATAATTTTTCTATAATAGATTTTTTACTAACCGTTTCAATTCTATAAGTATTAAAAAATTCTTTGCGGTTTTTGTTTAATCTAGTCATCAATTCAGAATATGATAAATTTTCTTTAACGCCTGTAGTGATGTTTTTTAAAATAAAGTTTGTCATTTTTTTAGTTATTTAAGTTAATATTTGTGCATTCTTGAGATAGTTTTTTAAGCTCGTCTAATTGTAAATTTTGCATATAGAATGCAAACGTGCAAAAAAATCTTTCCGTTCCTTTGTAAAGTCTGTGTATCTGATGCGCTTTTAAAGTGTTATTTGCGCTTTCTAAGTTTGTAACTATGTTATCCGCTAGAACTTGTCTAGTCTCTTGTTGGTGCTTGCTTTCTGAAGCATTTCTATAAATCTTAATCATTGGTTTTTTATTTAATTAATATAAAGCAAATATACACTTTTATAATTAAATATACTATTATATATAAATAATTTATATATAATATTAACATTTATTTGTTAACTACTCAAAACGTCTAAATTCCTTCTCTAGTAAAATTCGCCTATTGCAATAACAAAAACTTTTAATGTCAATATATTACAGCTATATGAAATAGCTTTAAAACGCTTTAAAATGGATAATTTTATTATTATGTTAAATTGTTGTCTTATAATATATATTATGTTAAATTTTAGTAAGTGTAAAAAATACACTAAGGTAAGTGTAAAAAATACACTAAGTAAAAATCACACCTATAGGGGTAGTAAGCATACCTAGCAGTTTCAGGGCCTTGGCAGTTTCAGGGCGTTTTTAATATATGGCGTTGGCAGTTTCAGAGCAAAATAAAAAAAAGCCAACAACTTTTTCAGCTACTGACTTTTTTTCACACAAAAACAAAAATAAATCTTTTATTCTTTCATATATGTCTTACGTCTTAGTATCTTATTTATAAGCGATTGGCTTACACTATACTTAACAGCTATCTGTTCTTGGGTGTAGGTGCCTGTATCGTAGTCTAATCTAATCTGTTGCGCTTCTTCATAGGTAAACTTACGTTTAGCATAGCCACCACCTCGTCTGTCTTTTCTTTCAAATACATTTACACTCATAATTTATTGTTTAAATAGTCGTCTATTGTTTGAATAGACTCATCAACTCCTTTAGTTACTCTAGCACAGTAGCCTACATCATTTAGATATGCTATCCATTCTTTCTGTTCTTTAGTTGGATAAGATTTTTTATCCTTTTTTATTTCAAGAAAAAGCCCGTGGTACCCCCCCCCTCCTATACCCCCCTCGTAGGTAGGCATACATATCTGCAAGTCAGGGAAGCCTTTAACATAGCCTGTAGCCTTAGCCTTCACAGCCTGTTTAAAAGACGTTCTAATACCTCCTAAGCTAGCGCAGTATTTAATCTTTGGGTACCTTAGCTGCAGATACTTTACGACTGCTTTTTGTACTTCTTCTTCTTGGTTTCTCATTCTTTAATTCTTTTCTCCATTCCATCATCTTATTGTATAGGTCTAATTTGTTTTCTTCTGCCTCTACATAGATATTGTCTATTTCTTCTGATAAAAACTGTTCAAACTCTCTAATTTTTATGTTTAAATAAACAGTATAAAATAAAATAAGTAGCATAAATATAATCATAATTTAATAATTTGTGTTTCCATATTGACCTTCTATAAATATATTTTTAAACAATATGTCTAGGTCTTTATGTTTGGTTTTAGTATCTCTTAATATTCTTTGTCTAATTGTTTTGTTTTTTTTAATTAACTCAACATTGTTTGTGGTAACAAATGTATCAATTATTTTGAATTGATGTCGTCTTATGCTACCTTTTTTACGGTATCCATACTCTATGATAACTCTATAGATAGGGCTTACCATTACAACTTAAGTCGTTCTAACTCAAACTCTAAGTGTGCTATAGCCTTCTTGATACACTCTTGAGGAGACTTATGTTTGTTTGAACTTCTGAGCAAGTAAGTAGTGGCTGTTCCTATGTTGTAAGAAAGCTCAAAGTCCTCTACAACCTTTCGTGCTTCGTAACCGTGATGCTTGCCTACATAGTAGTTAGGTATTCTGCTATCTTCTTTAGTATCAGTTGTGTTTCTGTCAAATTCGTAGTAGTATTTATTATGTTCAGTCATTTTGTTGTTTGTTAAATTTATAATTTCTTTTTAATCCTCCTTCAAATAGCTTGTTAAAGTCTTTTACACTTACACTTTTGTCTGTCAAGTACATATTAGACACAAACAAAAATGTAGAAAAATCATCTTTAAGCAAGGTTTTTAATAGCTTTAGTTTCTCTTTATAGCTTTTATTTATTATTTCTTCGTGGTCTCTCATTTAATCTATCGTTTTCTAGCCCTCCTGTTCTTGTTTGAAATTTATTAATTTTTTTGTCAAATTCTTCTATGTTTTTTTCTAAATCGTTTTGTTCTGCCTTAAAAGTAAACATAAAAGAGAAGAATCCTAAAAAGAATCCTGCCGCTACACAAGTAGCAATCAACAATATTGGTTGTAAAATATTAGCGTATATCATAATTTAATTATTAGTTAGTAATTTAGGTTGTGGTCTATAATGTAACACACCTTGTGGGTCTTTCCCTTGGCTAGTTACTTGATACTCAGCGTCCCACAATATATCACGCCAAGCTTTTATCCATTTGTAATACGTCTTTACATTAAGAGCAAACAGGTCTGTATTGCGCACACCATTTCTAAAAGCATTTTCTATATCAGTATACATTAAGCTTTTAAAGTCTCGCTTTAAATCTTCTGCTAATGATTGTGCTAGCAAAGCTATTTCCTCTTGTGGTTTAGATTGCCCTAGCTCTACAAATGTTTTGCTTATAAGGTCAACACATTTAAAAGTAAGGTCGTCTTTATTTTCTTGTTGTATAATCATTAGCTTATTAGTTCTTTATCAGTTACTAAAACATCTCCAACTACTACGTCGTGTGTACCGTATATGTATAGGCTTGTAGCAATTTCATTGTATGGCAACCTATTAAGTTTACCTTCCTCATTCATTATCATTAGCCTGTCATCTCTTGTCTTTACGATTTGTATGTAGCCATCTACAAATGATTGTAACTCTTTTAAAGTGAATGTCTTATTATTCTTTGGCTTAACGCTTTTAACGTCACCATAAGTATTTATTAGTTGTGCTTTCATAGTTTTATTTTTAAATATTACAAAGGAGAGCAAGAGTATTAACTTATCGTTGGCTTATGCCTTTATGCCCTCCCTCGTAATAACTTGTTTTATTTATTTAGTTGTTGTTTAATTATATCCTTTGCTCCCTGCCAAGCATTTATTTGACTCTGCAGTTTACCTTCTTTAGTTTGTGCCTTGTTTATGCTGTTAGATTCCCAAGTCCTTATTGATGCCTTCCAATCTTTCATTGGGTTCTTTCCAACCTTCCAACCGTTACTTTCATAAAAGTTAAAAAACTTAAACACATCTACTTTGTTTTGCCTTTCCTGACAGTATAGCTCTAACTCCTCCATAGATGGCTTTTTAAAGCGTTTTAAGACAGGTTTGTCAGAATCTGATATCTCTGCCACACTTACGCCTTTAATGTTATATAGGTCATATTTGTCTATTAGCTTTATAACTGCCTGATGAGGTCTTGAGTTAGCATTTAATTCGCCATACTGAAACTCTATAAACTTTGGAACAAACCATCTCTCGCCATCATCAAAGATTCTTATCTGAGATGCAAAATGTTTTATAGCTTCCTTCTCGCTTATCTTACTGCCAATTCTAATTGATGCTACCTCAAAGTCTGTCTCCCATACTCCTGCGTGGTTACAATCGTCTAGTATATATAACCACAGCAGTTTGTATTTTGTTGGAAGGTTACGGATAAAACCTTTCTTCCACTTATCTGTATCTGTAAATCTCTTAGCCATATTATTTGTTTTTATAGTAAGAAGTTAAGTGACTGTTTACTATTTGCTTGTGAGCCATAGAGCCATCATAGTTTTCAGATACATCTTCAAAGTCATCATAGTCATCATAGTCATCATAGTCATCATCTTCGTACTTTACGATAACATCACTATTGCAGTCTCCACAAAATCTAAACTCATCACCATACTCGCTTTCTTTTAGTTCACCTTCACAGTAGTAACAGGTCTCATAGCCATCTTCGTCTACTACAACCTCAGAATCTTTTTGCATATCTTGGAACCAATAGTTTCTGCTAGCACCACTAAAGTCACCCCAATCTAAGTCGTTCCACTTGTTGGTGTATTCGTGTGTGTATAGCGTACAACCTAGCTCGTTGACAATATGAGTAATCATATCTAGGCAGTTGTTAGCGTCTAGGAACTCTACAATCTCTTGGTCTGAGTGTGGCGCAAAGTAACCGCAGGACATATTAGCTACACATACACCTATACCGTTCTCTGCTAGTTGACCTACGTCTGTGATAGCACCTGATGTTTCTTGATAACCGTACTTGGATATGATAGGTGCAATGTCTTCTGCAAAAGCAAGACTGTATAAGGTACCGCTGATAGAGTTGACAAAGTCTTTGTTGCCTCGTCTGTCACCTTGCAAGCAATAACCTACGTCTTTGAACCAAGACATATTAGCTTGTCGGCTACCTACACAGCCTATTTCTTCTGAGTGAAAGAAAGCACACTTGATAATGTCTTGTGATAATAACATCTGTAGTGCTAGCCATATACCTACCTTGTCGTCACCACCTACACCTACTTGTGTACCTGACTCTGCATTAAATGCAAACAAACAGTTGTCGTCGTCATAAACTTTGTAGTGTTTGTGTATGTCGTGTACAGTATCTGTATGCGAAACAATACAAGGGTAAATGTCTGAGTCACCTTTGGTTACATAGATATTGTTGTTGTCTACTTGAATTTTTGCTGTGGGTACGTTCTTGATGCAGAAATTAATAATGTACTGTATCATCTGTTCTTCTTTACCGCTTGAGGTTTGAACTGATAATGTGTCTATTAGTAATTGCTTGCGTTGTAATAATTTTTTTGTCATAGTGTTTTTGTGAGTGTTAGTTAGTAATTAGTTAGTAAAATTTGAGAGGCTCAAGAATTAACCTGACCTTTGTTCTTCCTCTCAAACTCTACACAAATATAAGAAAAATATACGTTAATAACAAATAATTTATATGTTATTTTTAGATAATTTAAGAGGGGGCAAAACATTTAATAATCGGTTATTGTTAGGCGTCGTGCCAACCCCCTCCTAATTAAAATGGTAAATCTCCTTCTGTACTTGTATTGTCTACTGTGTCAGGTTTAGGTGGCTCGTAAGTATTCTCATACGCATAGTGAGTTGCTCCTTTCTCAGAAACTTCTCTACGTTCTGCTATTGTAATATTTACCCAACCTCTCTTTGCCATCTTTTGTAGGTCTTCTACTTTAAAGCTTGCATTAAACAAGTCTCCATACTGTGTAGTAACTTTCTTGATACTACTTGCTACATAATTTTTATCTGCCATATTTTTTTAATTTATATTTAGACATATCATTTTTTACAATTTGCTTTTCTTTTAGGTTATAATCTTCTATTGGTTTTTTTAGTTTTTTATTATATTCTATTAAGCCGCTATTGTTAAAGTAATTATCTAATTCTATTTGATTTATTTTAATTTTATTATCTTCTTCTTTTAATGTTATAAGACTATCTACAACATTCCTTCCTTCTTCTGTCATATATGCTATTCACTTTTAGATAGTAAAGACTCTATAGCCTTAAAGTTTTCTTCACCATCTACTACTATAGCATTTGATTCTAGGTCTACCTCAACTATATCTACTACATCTTTAACATCTATGTTAAGATAATTAGCAAGTCTTTGCATTTGGTAGTATCTTAAGTAGTAAGGCTTCTCTACATATTTTTCTATTGTTGAGCCTTTTATATTTAATATTCTTCCAAACTTTTGTTTAGATATTCCTCTGATTCTTAGGATAGCCTCTAACTCATTTCTTGAGGCCCTAACTTTTTCATAATTGTTTTTCATTTTAAAAGTATTTTTTTTTATTAATAATGGTTTTAATTTTATTTTTAGCAACTAAAAAATTAGTTTGATTGTCTTGATAAAACTTTTTAGTCTCGTCACCTAGCAGCCTTTGAATGTCGTCCTCTATCAGTTCTCCTAAAAACTTATCTCCATACCATACAGAGTATGTAAATGCTCTTGTAGGGTTTCGTATTATGCTAACTACTAAACATTCCGTTTTTGACGAATTGTTGGTATTGGTCTTTGGGGTCTGATTTAACTTCATTTTCTTTTAATAATATTATTATTTCGTCTGCTTCTATTTCACTAAAATCTTTATCGTAAATTTTATTTGCTATTTCTTGCTGTTCGTTAAGTGGTAGTGCGGTTCTAGGTAAGAGGCTGTCAATGTAATCTATCTGCCAATATTCTGCTTGTTTAGGCTTTCCATCAACAACCTCATCAAACCAATTAGTGTTCACTTTATATGTGTTCTTTGCAGGTTGGACATATTCTATAGTCCTCTACCCAACCT